GTTTGGCACCCCACGGTATATTGTTACCTCTGCATCAGGATTGCCGCGTGCCGCTTGTATAGCGCGATAGCTTTGCTGGTTGGATAGGCCAAACTCGTCATCCGCAAAACGTGGCCCCTGCGCGTATAAGCGCTGACCTTGGCCGCTGTAAAAATCGCTCGGATAGCCAGCTTGCTCGCCCGTTGTAGATATGGTGACATCATCAAGGCGCACGGGGTTTTCGTCTTGCGGGCCAACCGGCTGGTGGCCGCCGCGATATGACGTGTCAACTTCCGGCGCTTCATTCGGGTCGTAGCCAAAGCGATCTATATTTGCCTGCCTGCGCAAGTCGGCGGCATTCGTCGTCAGCAAGCCAGCAGATTTGGAGGTGTTGGCCATAGCTGTGGGATCTCGATACATAGTATTTCGCGTGGAAAAATCTTTATTGCGGCCCTTGTTTTCCACAAATCCAAATCTTTTATAAAAATCTTTTAAACGCGATACACTTGTGCCTCCAAACGATGTGTCAGGCGTCAAAGATATTTTAGCGCCTTCAGCGTCTGCGGCAGCGATAAGATCATTCATCACCTGACTGCCAACACCAGAACTTTGCTGATCTTTAGGCACTTGAATACGCCCTAGCTCATACCCACGATCTGCGTCACCATAAATGTCGATTTCAACGTCAGGGTATTTATCTTTTATATTTCTAACGGCATTCGCGCCCACAGCGCCACGCGGAACGCCGACAGCGCCGCCGCCCGCCATTGCCAAACCCCCAACACCAAGCGCTTCGCTTATCATGTCTTCCTGCGGGATCGTGCCGCGCATTGCGGAGATAGGCGCGTCAACGGCTTTGGCGGCGGGCGTAAGCAGCCCCACAAGCATGTCGCCAATGCCTTCATACCGCAGCGTGTCGGTGCCATACGTCGGCTCCTTCGACAGCAGCCCGCCAAGCACGGGGCGGCGGCCCTCCGCAGCCAACTCGCTGCGCTGCTGGCGTGCCATGTCGTACAGCGCAGAAAAGATGCTCTGCTCTTCGCGTAGGCGTCTTAACTCTTCAGCGGTGGCCATCACATATTCCTCAGAAAATCAAATATGCCCATGGCCGCGCCTGCCTTGCTGCGGCGGTCGCCCCTAGCAAGCTCGCTCAGGGCGCGCACGCCAGACCGCACGGCCTGACCATAGTCTTCGACCCCGTAAAGCTCGCGGGCGTCGCCAAGAAGCCCCTCGGCGCGCATCTTGGACGCGGTGGGGTTTGGTAGGCGAGACTGCGCCATAGATGACAAAACGCCGGCGCGTGGGCCTTGCTCAGCAAAAAAGCGGTTGGCGGCTTGCTGGTTGCGCGATGCGGTGTAGGGGTCGTCATACAAGCTGCCATGCTGCTCAAGGGCGCGCCGTATTGTGTTGTCAGAATACAAGAAGCCTTCCGGCCCGTCTTCGCGCATGGCGTAAGCGTTCTTAACGTCGCCCGTTAGCTCAGCATATTGCGCTCTCAGATCTAGCGTATCCATATCAACAATCCCACGCTTTGCGCGACCAGTAGTTGGCGCTCAGCTTGCTCGACTTGCCCTTGATGCCGCCGGAGCGTGCGCAGTAGGACGATTTGCGCTTGGGCTGATCCTTCTTGATGGACATGGCGGGGTCGCCAAAGTTAACCTTCTTTACCGTGTCGCCCTCAACCGCCAGCACTTCAAACTTCTTCGGCCCGCCGCGTCGCGGCTTATTCACCGCCGTGAACCCGTGGCGCTTCTTCGCTGCTGCGATCTTCTCTGACTTGGTGCGCGCCATGCTATTTCTTCTTCGCGGTCTTCGCGGCCTTCTTAAACGCCTTCGCGGTCGGCGCGCCCTTGCTGCCTACCTTGCGCATCTTCTCGCCAGACCCAGCAGCAATGCGCTTACGCTTCGCGTGGATGTTTGCGTATAAACCCTTAGCCATCTAAGCTCCTTCGCCCCACTGGACGCATTGATAATCGGTTGCGCGATATGCAGGAAACATCTGCCGCGCGTATTCCAGCCCGCTCGGTATGGACTGTATGCATTGGCTCTCGCTCTGCATCACAGGGCTGCCAAACGAAAAGCAATTACCCTCGACGCTGCAAAGCAAAAGCAGCGCCGTCCACATCACTTCTTCTTCTTCGCGTATGACACCTTCTTGCCAGACTTCTTGGCGGCGGCCTTGGCTTTCGCCATACCTTTGGGCGTGTACGCGTAGTGCTTCGATCCAACTTTTGGCATCGTAACCTCCGTTATATCTTCCAGCATAATAACATTAAAACGCCAAAAAGAAACCCCGCGCGCGCAATGGGAGGTGCGCGGCGGGGCCAAGTTGCGCGAGACAGGGAGGAAACTCGCTTGAGGTATAGATAGCGCGAGCAGGTGCGCTTGTCCATGTGGGGGGAGCGTAAACGCTTTTACGCGGTCACGCAATCCCCTGCAGGTTGCGCTTGAGCGCGCCACGCCAACGTGACATCGGCCCGCTCAGGGCCGTTGCCGCGTCTGACGCCATCGTCAGGCACACGGCGTCGGCAAGGTCAGGCGAGCGCAGCCCGCGCTTGCGCATGGCGTCCTTGCTCTCGGCAGCCATCTTCCCAGAGGACGTGAACGCGTAGCGGATGCCGGTCAGGTCAGCCAGCAGCTCGTCGTCGTTGGGCAGCTTGCAGCTGCGATCCTCCAGCCACGCCTTGCACTTAAACCACAGCTCCGTGCGCAAGTTGTTATACGTCTCCTTCATCGACGGCGCCTCGGCAACGTTCACGCCGCGCACGGGGGCGCCAAGCTCGTGCATCCGATCCACGACGCCCGACCCTATACCAATGCTGTCAACAAGGATCTCGCTGGGCTGCTGCGACGGGGGCAGCGCATCGTATTCAGCCATCACGCGGCCAACGGTCTGCATCAGATCGAGCCCGCGCCACGACTTGATCTCCGTGATCACGCTGCCCTCGCGCTTGCAGAACGCGGTGCGGTCGGTGCCAAAGCGCGCAGGGTCAATCGCCCACACGGCGCGCGTGTTGGGCGCAACCTCGATGTCGCGCTTCATCGCGGCCTCGGCCAAGTGGTACGGCACGATCGTGTCATCATCTGCCAGCGGAAACTCGCCAAGCACGCGGATGCGAAACGCGTTGCTCTCCTCCCCGTAGCGCGCGCGCATCTCGTCAACGAACTCGTCGCTAACAAGCGGGCTGTCAACGCACGACCAGCGGCGCGTCCACCAGCTATTCGCGAGACGCGTCTGGCTCTCGTAAAACGTGCCAGAGGATCGCGTTGGGTTGCTCAGCAGCACCGTGGTGGCGCTGTGGCCAGACATGCTGCCGGCGGCGGCCTCAAACACCTTCTCCGGCACACCTGACGCCTCGTCGATGACCAGCAGCACATGCTCGCTGTGAACGCCGGCGAGCGCCTCCGGCGTTTCCGCGCGAGACGTGCGGGCCGAGATGAACGCCTCGGACGCGGCAGCGGTAAGCTCAACGCGGTCGGACTTCACCGTGACCATGTCCTTCAGGTTAGGCGGCAACTCGTTGATCCACCGCTTCATCTCCGCGAACAACGCGTCAAAGAGCTGGCCAGATGTCGGCGCGGTGACGACAACCTTATTCGGGAAACGCAGAAACAGGAACCACAGCATCGCCCAGCTGGCAGACGTCGACTTGCCGGTGCCATGCCCAGAGCGCACGCTGATCTTGCGCTCGCCCGACGCAATGGCAGCCAGAAACTCGGCCTGATATGGCAGTGGGTCGGCGCCAAGCACCTCGCGCACAAAGCGCACGGGGTCGTCGTAATACTCGACAACGAAGTCGTCAAACGGGTTGGCTTCACTCATCCGACACCTCCACATATTCCGCGTCAATCGTGGCGGCTTCGGCGTCGCTGTTCACGCGCTTCATGTCGGAGCTAAACTTGCGCAGCGCATCCAAGTGCAGATCCCCAATGGAAAGCGTGACATTATTCTGCGGGCGCGTGCCGTAGCGATCCTGATTCATCGAGCCAGCCATGAACTTGCGCCACTGCACCTTCTCGCGCGTGGCGGCGATCTCCGTCGGGCTGCTGGCGCCGCTCAACCCGTCAACCATCTCCAAGCCCTGCTCCACCAGCGCATCCGCAGCCTCGCCGCGAGCCTTGGTCAGCGCAGCCGCATACTCAGGCACGCTGTTCAGGCTCCTGCTAACATAGCTGCGCGTGCAGCCGTATTGGCGTGCCAGCTCGGCGACGGTGATGCCGGACGCGATCTGGTCAAACAGCCAATCTGCGCCGCCGTTGGAGGCGACCTCCGTCAATATGCGTTTGCGTAACGCCTTGCCTGCCATTGCGTTTCTCCTTGTACGCGGGAAATTTTAGCGCGGGGCCATGGGTATGGCAAGCGCGTAGGGGGTGCGGGGGTGCGTGCGCTTTTCTATACACACACGCCCCCGTCGAAGCGCGAAGTGGGGGGGGGTAAATTTGACCAAACGGTCAGGATCTGCAGCTGGAATCGCATAATCGTTATTATGTTAAATTTATTATGTAGCAATATCAGCATGTTAGCGTTTTACACCTATCTATGGTTGTATCGTTGGCGATATTGCTGCGCTGCGACATCGCAAAATTTGACCATTTGGTAAAAAATGCGTATTCGCGCGCGGGCGTCTGAGCGTCGGCGTGTCTGCCGCAGAGGCTAAACACGCCCTCACGCTCCCTCAGAGCCGCTGTGAGACGCCTAAACGCCTCGCAGGCTGCCCTACCCACCTGACGCCTCCAATTCGCCCGCTATCGCAGCGTAACCGCACACGTCCACCCAGTTGTCCGAGTGGTCGCTTGAGCGCGATCTCGACACCTTCAGCAGCACCATCATCGCTGCCACGTCCACCTCGGTCACGTCCACGCCGAGATACGCCGACCACATACCAGCAATGGTCGCGTGCGACGCCTTTGCGGAGCCATACGTCCTCTGCCTGTCGCCCGTAATCAAGTCACCCGCCGTGCGTAAAATATCTTCCCTCGTCACCATGGTATATCATCCTCTATGTTATCGTTTCCATGTCCATCCACCACACGCGTCACCTTCGCGTTGGGGAACGCCTCAAACGCCTTCTGTAGAAACGCCTCGCTGAAGTGCTGCTTCAGCACGCACGCGGCATCCTCGAACGAGTAGACCACCCACTGCGGATACCGCTTGCGCAGCTCAGCGCATCCCTGCCGCGCGAAGCACACGATCTGCCCGCCATCCAACTCCACGCACCAAGCGTGCGGCGACAGCGGCTTATGCCCCGCGCCCTTCGCTTCCGCTTCCATGCGCTTCCACCCCGCCATGAGCTGCGTGGCGATCTTGTTCGTCCTGACGACGTCACGCTCGACGATGGCCTCCTTCAGCGCCTCATAGGCTGCCTCGAACTTGCCTGCCAGATCCGGCGTGACCAGCGACGGCAGCGTATCACCCCACCGCTCCGTCATTTCCCGCGCCACCCGATCGAGCGGTTCCAGCTGACCCCAGACTGCCGCCGGTATAGGCTCCGTCTTTTCGCCAACCGTAAACTTCCCCTTCGACGCTATCTGCTTTGCCGTAGGGCGACGCCCTTTCTGCTTAACCATGAACATGCCCCCTACGCATCCCCAATAAAACAATCTCCGCACCTTCAATAAATACGCCCGCACTTCTCTCCGCACCTTGCATATATATATGCAAGTGGTGCGGCGGAAGATTTCTTGCCGTATTTACCGCACCCTCGGCACCACGCCGCACCGTAAGTGCGGTAAGTGCGGAACGTGCGGAAACGCCCCCGACGGCGCTCACAGCTTGGCCTTCACTTCGACCACATACACGCGCAGATCTGGCCGCTCTTCCTTCATGTAGCTGGCCACTTCTGCGGCGTCTGCTTGATCCGCATAAACGCCATCCGCGAACACTGGCTTCAGCACCCCGATGTCGCCTTCCTTCCGCTTGGCGTTCACGTCCACCGCTACCGCCATATAGTTTAGCTTGGTCATATCCCAGCCTCCTCTCCCGTTATCCAGTCACCCACCACAACGCACGGCACCTCCCTGCCGTCACGCTTGCTTGGCGCAGACGTCTTGCGCAGCACGCCGTTCTCGATCCACTTGGCCACGATTGCCTTGGCCTTCGCCTTCTCGTGTCGCTTCTCCAAGTCTAGCCCCAGCACGTCTGCCACCGTGACGCCGACCCACGTCTTTGCCTGCACGTTTGCGCGGAGCGGCTCGCCCTGCGTTTCCGCGTCGCCCACCGCGCGCTGCACCTTCATCGCGTCGCGCGCCGACACGCCGTCGAAGAGATCCGGCATCGCATATTCCGTGGCCACGCCGACATATTCCATGTTTGGCAGCTGCACGCCCACCATGCGCCGGTACACCGCCTTCGCGGCTGGCGGTGCCAAGTTTGCCTTGCCGTCGTCCACGCGGAATATGCCGAGGCTCTCCGCTTCTGACACGCCGAGCTTCTGCGCGTCTTCCGCGCTGATCTTGTTGATGACCCGCGCCGCACGCGCCGCCCCGATCAGCGACCCCGCGCCCCTGACGCTGTCTATGGTTGCCTCGTCGCCGTTGCCCTTGCGGATGTGATGCACCAGCGCCACGGCGCAGTCTGTCTCGTCGCAAACGCTACGCACGGCACCGACGGCTGCATTCATGGCCACGTTGTCGTTCTCGTTGATCTGGTTCGCGCCGACCCACGGGTCGATCATCACCATGCCGATGTCGTTCTCCTTGATCTTGGCCGCCATGTAGTCGAGCATCTCGTCGTTGACCTCGATCCCGTCGCGCCCTTGGTTGGCGAACACCATGTTCAAGCTCCTGCCGGCGTCGAGGAACAAGCGCCCCCGTATTTCCTCGGCGGTGACGCCGTAGTGCAGCATCGCCGCCGCAAGGCGTCGCTGCATCTCCTCCAGCGGGTCTTCGAGGTTGATAATCCACACCTTGCACGGCTCGTGTATGGCCTCGCCCAGCAGCGGCTTGCCCGTTCCGATGCATAGTGCCTCCACGATCTGCAGCGACGTCTTCCCGACGCCGCCCGCCGAGGCAAGCACGCTGACATGGCCTCGCACGTAATGCTGCCCGTAGATCCACCGCCGCGCCGGTATTGTTGCGGGGTCTATCGGCTCGTATGCGGTTGGCCACTGGCGCTCGCCTGCGATGCGCTCCTGCTTCACTTCCTCGACCGGCTTCGCCAGCGCCAGCGCCTCGCGCAGCTTCTCCGCGCCGGCTTCCTGCAGGTAGTCGTTGGCATCCTTTACGTTTTCCACGCCCAGCGCGTCGAAGCGCACGACGTGGACGTCTGTGCTGCCGTCGCCGCGCAGCACGTCCGACACCGCCTCCACGTCGAGGTCAGGGTCTGCGCAGATCGTGACGTCGCTGGCTCTTGGCGCGTTAAACGTCTTCATGCCCGACTTGCCAAACGTGCAGACGATTGTCGCCTCCACATGGCCCATGATCGCCTGCCTTACGCTCAGCGCGTCCTCTGGACCCTCGACCAATATGATCGCGCCGCCCTCGTGCTGGTCGCCGATCCGCATGGCATTGCCCACCAGTGATCCGCGTGAATACTTGTTGATGTTGTTATGCTCGCGCTTCTTCCCGTCCGGCGTCAGCAGCACCGCCTGCACGCCGCAGACGTCGCCCTCGGCGTTGGTCGCGGGAAACAGTATCGCTGGCCCGTCGTATAGGCTGGGGCTAAACCGCGCGACGCCCTCTGCCACGCCAGCGCGCATTCCACGGTTGTTCAGGTACAGCAGCGCCGGTCTGACGGCGTCCTTGTTCTCGCGTGATATTGGCACGCTGCGCTCCCACGCGGCCTGCGCCTTTGCGATTTTCTCGGCGCGCGTTTCCTCGTCGCGGATCAGCAGATCCTTGCTGGCCAAGCGCACGATCAGGCGATCCATCTCGCTCGGCTGAAACGGCACCGCGTCATCGTTTTCGAGCTGCTTCGGGTTTTCGCTGCCGCGCTTGAACCCGCTGCCAATGGTTGCCTTGATCTCGTGTTCCTGCAGCCCGATTGCCTTGGCAGCCGTGTGTAAGTCTATGACGCTGCTGTCTATGTTGGCGGCGTCCATGTGCGCGTGCCGACCCAGCGCGTATGCCGCTAGGTTCAGCGCCTCGTTGCGACGCCCCTGCGGAGCCATGCCGATCTCGGTTACGACGCTTTCCCGTACCTTTGCAAAATAGTTTACGCTCATCCCGCTTCCCCGTTTTAACTTTTGTTATAACCACGCCCGCCGGAGCAGGCGTGGAGCTTGTTATCTTAGAAGCCGAAGTCGTCTGCGTCTACAACGCTAGAAACTGGGGCCGCTGCGGTTGGCACCGGCTCCGGCTTAGGCGGCGTGCTGTCTGCGGGCTTCGCGATCCACTTTGCGATGGTGAACCCCAAGTCGTATGACGTGCCCTTGCCGACCACGACAGGCGTGGACGTCGTGACGCTGACGACCGGCACCATGCCCTGCGCAAACTCTGGCGCGTTTTCCGCTTGGTTGTACAGCTTGGCGATGAACTGCCCCGTGCCGTATGAGTTGTTGCTGAACTGCGCCTTGGTGCCGTCAGCCATCCAGCAGTCCACGTCAAAGCCCTGCTTATACGCTGGCTTGCCCTCCGCGTCCGTCTCGGTCGGCTTTTGCGTTGCCTGCGATGGCGATGGCCACTCCTGCCAGTCGCGCGTTCCGACGGCGATCTTGAGCCACCCGAACTTCACGTTGGCAATGTCGATTGCGATGCCCTTGGCCATGTCGATGGCTTCGGGGTCGCCGCCCTTGTTTACCGTCCAGCGGTTCTGCGGAAGGTTGACCCGTATATACGCGCCGCTCGCGTCTGATGATTCTCCGAAAGATATTGGCATGTTTGTCTCCTTGACGTTGTGTGCCTGTGTTATGCGCCGTGTGACGCGGTGAATTGGAACGCCCAGCGCGGTATCTGAAGCGTTTGCAGCTCCCCATATCCGTAATCCCAGACGCCCGTGTTGCGCGCTATCGCATACTGCTCCAGCGCGTGTTGAACTGCCGCGTCGCCCTCGTTGAGCGTGCGCCAGTCAAGCTCGTACACACCAACGGGGTAAGGCGCTTCCTTGCCCACGCTGATGAAGATAAACCTGTCGATCTC